AGTGATAGTAAGAGTCATTCCCTTGGACTTCTCGACAACATTGTCCACCCACTTCTTGTCCCAATCCCTTGAGTTGACTGCATCACGCAACTGTTCCTCAGTCATAAACTCACGGTAGAAACACATCCTCGCTTTCTGTAGCTCGGTGGTGTCCAGGGGCACAAAGAAATCCTCACCCACTCGGAGACTTACCAAAGTAGGACGGTCCATTGTGGTCATTGGCGCGGGATACTTTGCTACACCTTTATTTCGTAGATCATTAACAATCTTACGCAACACCCTTTGCCCTGCATCTGGCAGCAATTGGGTGCCAAGCTCAATAGCTTCAGCTTCCCTGGCAGGGTCCATGATGATTTGAACCGCATCGGCAAATCTAGGTTGCTCCTGCCCGATCAAGCTAATCTGTTCCAGGTCAATCTCCTCATATGTGAGAGTTTGTTCTCTCTCCCAAAACACTCCCATGACCGAAATTCCGTTTTCCAACATGGTGTTCGCACACAATTCAGCTTCAGCGTAAAACTCATCGATTGCATTGTTGCTCGCATATCGAAGTAAGTTTGTAGTCATGTTGGCTTGCTCTGCATCGTTGCTTTCCAGAGGTGCCGCACTGAGTTGCATGTTACGAAGAGAGGTCATAAGTAGATCCACATCTTCATTAACGTAGGTGTCTACCAGTGGAACCTTTGCATCACTGCATCCATCAAATGGAACAGGAGTGTATCCCACATTCTGTTTCCATTTCCTGCCATCCCCGGACTGCCCAGCCCAGCGATTGTATCTCGCATCCGAGTTCAACTCGGACCGATTCATGTAATCGTTTGTGCGGATTGCCGCTTCGTTCAACTCTTTAGCGAGTTCACTTATGTTTGCTTTACCTGCCATTAATCTATCCTCACTATTGCCCCCTCCGGGCCAAGGTTAAGCAGTTTCCTAATAGACTCCCTTGTGTACCGATTCTTCTTCCTATTGAAGTTGGCACTCTCAAGCAACCCCATCTGTTTAAGCTCAAGCAACCGATTATAACTCAAACCGGTTATCCTCTTCGCTTCACCTGCTGATAACGTAAGAGGAAGATCGTTAAACTCCATATTGGTCACCTCCGGTTGCTGACATCATTGCGTCATTCATCGGCATCGGTCCGCGCTTAAACAAATAACGGTCGCAGTCTACTACATCCTTCATCGCTCCACGCAACCCGTCTCTACCGGTGTACTCCATTAAAGCGTATATGGTCTGTTGACAATCCTCGCTAATGTAATAGCGGGGACAGTTCATCGCATTCACTTCCTCTTCTTCGTTGTAATCCAAGTAGTCGTTGATTAACTGAATCCCTTCCTCAATGTTCGTACCAGGTGCGGGTATGAAAATCATGCTTGGCCCTATTATATGCCCCTGCTTGTTCACTTGTTCCTCCTCCATTAAGGAGATGATATTTGTACCCTCCTCAATGCTAGGAACATTCGCACTGCCGAACCGAGGATCGATCAATCTTTCGTAGATCTTCTCGGAATTGGAACCTAACCAAGTCCCAATCTCGTCATCATACACCCAACCCTCCGCTTCCAGTATTAATTTTTTGTAGGAAAGGATGCTTTTACCCATGCCGCTAGTCTGGGCAGGACCAGGTGCCCCGTCTGGCTTGTTTCCCGGCAATGTCCACTCCCCGTAAGTTTTGTAATCGGGCCACTCTCGGTACAAAAATACTCTGCCAATCTCATCAATTAGGTACCATTTCATGTACCAGTTTTTGTTGCCGGCAGGGTCGCAGGTCATAAAGCGGGTTCCCGTTTTGGGAATCTTATCCGCTTTGACCACATGCACCTTGTCATCAAACTTGTTGAACACCCCTCCGTCCATCTTGTCTGCCCAACCGTATGCCCGAATCTTGATGTCGGTGCTCGGTTTGCCTTCCAGCATCTTGACCACCTGCTCAAATCCACCAAACGGATTCATGCTGCCGTGGAATGAGATTACTCTGGCATTGCTCCTAAACGGTTGCATGACATACGGCATGTGCCCAGGAGGACACCCTTGGACATGGACCGCATCCTGTTCAAGCAGTGGGGCTGGAAGACTCTTCACTACTCTCGCCCCTGCAATGAACTCTTTGACTACTGCTGAATATCCCCGCACCGGGGTGAAGGTGATGAGGATTTTTCCGAACCGAGTGGTAACGCGAAACCGCAGGGTCTGAAGGAACTCCAGTGGTATCAACTCATCTGCCCAGATTAGGTCGCACTCACCACCCTCAAGCACTGAGATGTTTTGCGTGTAATTCAGGAACCTGCAACGCGATCCGTTAGGGGTCACAAATACCTGGTCAGAAAACCCATTCTTATCGGTCCACGATATGTTAGTTGTGGACCCCTTTTTGCCGGCATCCCTCCATGACGGGGGCAAGTACTTTCGGATAATTGGTTGCTGGATTTCTATTGAAGAAGGAAGTGACGAGTGAAGGCACCAGACTACAGACTTGGGTTTGTTGACCAGCATCTCGACTGCTGCCTTTGCGGCATACTCAGTCTTACCCGCACGGTTACCTCCCAGTATCAAAAGTTCATCGCACTCCTCAAAAAGTTCCCTAGCTTCCTTCCAGGGGTCCAACTCAAACCCAGCATTGAGTGGATCAATTAAACTATGCGCTATTGCTTTCTCTCGTTTCTTAACGAGGTCAACCACATGATCAACACCGTGCTTATCAACCAGTATCTTGATTACATCGTCTTCAAGTATCGGTAAGTATGGGTGCGGAGTCTGTCTGAACTTCTGTTTCTGTTCCTCCATGTACTAAGCGTATATCTTAGTTGGTTCCCAAAATATACAATCATCAGCATGTTTTAGGTAAATAGTTTTTTCCTTAACACGCTCCCCCCGCTTAGTGAAATTCAACTCAAAGCAACCGTACTGTTCTCGGAGCACAGCAACTGCCCGAGCGAAATTGACCAGGTCGCTAGATCCAGTTGCCAAATAACTTAGATCCCTGTCTGACCAGTTTGACCTGGCATTCTTTTCAGTGGGTGGTTTCCCAGTGTGATGCATGGCAATGAATGTGGTGCCAAAGTGTTTTGCTAAACCACCAATGCCGTGCCGCACAAATTCACTGACCGCTTGTTGGGATCGGACATCAGTTCCTATGTAGTGCAGAAGAGGATCCATAATGAACAGGTCAGGTTCGTACACCTCCAGTACTCCCGTTGCCATGTCGATAAACTTCTGCCCAACATTATTGGGATCCGTTATGAACCGGCAGTTGCGGTTTACAGTTTCAAGTTGTTTCTCATCCAGCCCTAGCTTTTTAACAATGCCCTGCACCTCTTCCGACAAGTCGCCCATGTCGTTTTCCGCTTGGACCAAAACAATCTTGAGGGGTCTAACTGGGTCCACTCCAAATGCGGATTTACCCAGACTCCAGAGGATACTCGCTTGCATAATTAAGCTACTTTTACCCAACCCACTTGCACCCACAATCATGCCGAAATGTCCACGGCATAACCAACGATCTCCCAGCACGTTGTTAGGATCCGCAGCCGAGTCAAAGCTAAGTAACTGATTGAAAGAGAATGCTTGCCCCAGGTTTTTGCATTGAACCGATTCCTGGTATGACTCCCATGAGTCCGCACCATGATTTAGCTTCAGCAACCGTTGCACCTTGCCCTCCCTTTTGACTCCCGGCAACCGGCTCAACCTGCCGGGGTTTTTGTTTTGTGTATCTAACCCAGGAAACTCCTCATAAACCTTGGCAACTCTTTCATCGTATTGCTTGCGGTCCCTCGCATCTACCCGCACCCAAGCGTGAACACTTTTACCTCCCGAATAGATGATTGCCGTGATGGGCAGGTTAGTTGAAATAATCTTCTTATACTGATCACCAACATCCCCTTCATCGAACTCGACCAAGCAATGACGGTATGCTGTTACATTGGCATCTTTTATTCCCCCATCAATTGGGTTGATGCAGATCCATGCGCCGGCATCAGTGCTTTCAAGTTTCTCACTGCACCCATTTAGGTTATTGCGTTCTCGTATGTATCCGGTGCTTATGTTGGGTCCGACAACTATTCTGACCTTCTCCCCATCCTCAAATGCCGCACCCATAAGTTTGGGTATCGGATTCGTTATCCCAGCAGGTAAATTCATCTTCTTAAACTTTACAACTATTCCTCTTTTCTTTGTGGCAGATTCTCTTGCTGATCGAGTGAAAACCGACTGCATAGTTTTTGTGAACTCATGCGGTTGCAACCCGTCTTGCATTGCTCTGTTCTCAAGCAAACCAGTAGAGTCGGACATGGAAAAACCGCAGTCTCTTAACTGACATGCGGCTTTAAATAACGTGAAATTTCTTTGTCCTTCTTGTGCTCCTACTGCTAAATAATCACTCACTATCGTCGGTAGATTTCCATTCATCTCCTTCATCATCCTCTTCGTCTTCTTCCTCGTACTCTTCGTATTCTTCTTCGTCTACTAATTCATATTCTTCCAAAACAGTTTCAGCCATTTTGCCCATGTAAGAATCAATTACGGTTCTTGTAGCAAAGCAAAACAGAACACCAGACATTGAAGCGAACGTCATATCAAACTCGTTCAGATATCGGTCTACTAATGCTTCAAGGTCGGTTGCAAATGCTGTTTGTTGTTGTTTCTCGTCCAAATTAAAGAGGGGGGGCAGGTGCCCCCCTCCTTGGAATATTAAAAATTCTCCGCAGGAGAACTTGAAGGTTTTTCAGTGTGAATGCGCTTAACCTGGTTCCTTCGCTTGCCATTGTACTCATCAATCTCAATGTAAGCCCAAATCTTGTTACCGTGCATGTTGGAACACAATTCATCGTTAACATCCACTTCCGCACCATCTTCAGCACCGGAAACTGCTTTAATGAGACTTTTCAGCTTCCAAACAGTCTTCTCAGTGAACATGAAATTGGACCACACAAAGTTACCGGAATCCTCTTCCCGAAACTGTATCGTAAGTTTGTCATCACCGTTTTGGGTCAGACCAAACTCATGGTCGATTATTTCCAATTGATAATCACCAGGCGCAAGCAGTTCGCGCTTCTGGGTATCCCTCTTATCGTCTTTTGTAATCTTAATTACTGGCATTACTTTCTCCTTATGTATCTAGTATCTGGTTTGTTTTTGATGAGGCACTCTAAACGATTTGCAACCTCTCGGGATGCCTCTTTACCCGTGAGATCAAATTTCTTTTGATAAGTCTTAGTCAGTTTAGGAATGCTGACTGAACACGCTTTCAGGAACTCTTCCTGACTTAGTTCCATTCTCGCAAATGCGGCTGGAATGTCTTGCACCTCAGATCCCCCGGATCGGGTTGTAATCTTCACTCCTGGGACATCCTCACCGTTCTTTAACACGGACTCGGACACCACCTTCTTCACCCCGGATATCCAATCCTCCAGGACTTTGCACAACTGGTATGCTTTGCCCTTGTCTTCAGGTGTTTTGAGTTGAGTGAAATCGTAATTCTGTAGCTCCGTTTCTGGGCTAATTTTCTCAAGTGCATTCATGGCAATCTTAGTAAGAGCAGGACAGTGACTATTGTGCTTACACCAAGAACAATAATCGTTGGGTTTAAGTAGGTTGTTTTTCTTGTTGTAGGTAATTTGGTTAACGATCTCCCATGCTTCACTGTATGTAAGGATGTAGACATTCGCCCAACGCTTTTCGGTGTAAATTTCATGCACCTTGATTTCCTCAGTGCCGGTCTGTTGCATTCTGCCGGCGGCATAATATGCCATTTGTGCTCGGTACTCTCTAACCTGACCCGTCTTAAAATCTCCAAGTTGTTCTCCATCGTATAAATCGTTTGTTCCAAATGTTATCGGTTCTCCGTATTCATCATAAACGTGCACCATGTCCTCGCACCTAAGTGCTTCCATGTTGAAGTTGTCCAGGACGTACTTGTGTGCCCATTCAACTCCCGGCAGTTCATCGGGAGACACCGGGGAGGTCACTGGTTGCCCAGTTAGCAACTGCTCAAGGTGCTCATGTATTCGTGTGCCCTTGAGTGTTGCAGGTGAATCCTCCCCAGTGCTCGCGTAACCACCACACTTAACATGTGCTGGACCACTAGACGGGGGTCTAGTTGGATGATGCTGCATGTGCTTCAGCTTTCTCCTTAAAAGACTGAGGTCGAGCTATTACCTTTTTGGCATTAGCATCACTTACATTCTTCCAGGTTTGACCTTTCTTGATCCATTTCAGTTCCATCAAGTAAAGGTTTGCCAGTTCCTCCCAGCCCTGGAACACATGCGCTAACTGAGATTTAGGAGCAACCTCAGTAGATTTAATCACAACTTCTTTTTCTGCACTTTCGGGTAAATCTTCACCGGCAAATATGTAGTGACCCAGACCGAACAGTGCCAACCCTTTCACAAGGCACCGCATCGTCGTGTCGCTTATCTGCCTCGCGTTTGGGTTCTTGATTGCATTGTTTCGGTTGTCCATGACCGGTAACCACATTTTTCGGAAAACTCCGTTGATATAAATTTTCACCCAAACAGTTGCTGATGCGTCTGGATGAATTTCATAAGGATACTTCTTTGTCTCGTTTGTTGGATCCGCAAAGTACATGACTTCAAATTGCGTGTCTGGAAAGTGATCCATTACAATCCCCCATGCCCATGCCCATGACAGATAGGTTAACCCCATCTTTTTTTCTACATGCTTAGAACAATCTATTTTGCTCAACACATCCCACACTTCCTTGTGAGGTTCTATTTCTTTCTTTGTCTTCTTATCCATATTTCTAGTGTATCTGGTTTTCTTAACTGATCTATTCTTACTGCTTTAACTGGTGCGTAATTCCCATACTGTTGGGAAAAACATTTCTGGTTAAATTCATCTTTGGTTATCCATCCCATGATCTGTACAACATAGTAGTCGGTGCCAGGTGCGGTCATTACCGCAACATCTGCTCGCATCGGTTTGTTGAAGTACAACTCATTCTTCGTTGACCATTTGACATCAATCGTGGTGCCAAACATTTCCATATCAACTCCATCATCACCTACCGTGTACCCTTCCGCTTGGAGATCGGCATTCAAGAACTTGCTGACTGCAACTTCTCCTAGGGCACCTTCGTAATTAAGCTGAACATCATCCTTGCGAGACACCCTGGCATTGCTGGTGCGGGTGCCAAACTTCATCATCTGACGAGTAATCCCCAAAAACTTTGCACAAAGGATTTCTGCTGGAGACAACACGATTCTCGTCATATCGCTCGTTGAAGGAGTTTCGTAAAACTGTCCTCGTCCATGTAGAACCTCCACTGATGGTTGTTCCGTTTATGGGCTACCACCGCAATCTTGCCCTTGGCATCCCTGACTGCTTGGTCACATGCATCTGGTATTGAAAGTTTCTCTACATTCTTAACCTCAAACATGACCTTGTCATCCAGTTCATCGCACACTACATCCGCACCACCTAACCCGTTGTATTGGACTCCACGTTTCGCAGAGATCCACCCTCGATCCCGTAGCCAAGAGACAAACATGCGCTCCCCTCTTTTGCCTTTTTCCCTGGAGAATTTGCCCATAAAATTATGCTACCGAGTTAGGTGAGACATGCATTGTCCTATTTACCATTTACCTGGAAATCTTGGCATTCTTTTGCCGGCAAAGGTCCACACGTTCCCGTCCTTTTTGATCGGGACCATCATGGGTTCTCCGTTTGCGGTGCGGATCCTGAAGTTCCTGTTG